GGCACGACGTGGTCCGCGTGCATCTCTCTGCCGTGTGCCACACGCTTACAGTCCACGCATTGCCAGTTGCACTTGTTGAGCACAGCCTGACGCCACAGCTTGTGGGCTTTGTCGCAGTAGCCTCGTGCAGCTGCGTTGGGCCTGCCTGACTCATCACGCCTGGCAGCAGTCCGCAACCGTGGCGGCCTAAACGCTGGAATGCGTGCGGGCATGGCCCTAGCTCTTGAACATCACAAACCCAGTCGTGCCCGTGCTGTTCGTGGTGGCCGACACGATCTTTAGGTATTCCGTGCCGAACACTTCATCGGGCAGCGAATACGCCCGGCCTTCCGTGCTCGAGGCGGCGATCGTCAGATCAGCCACGCTGCCATCAGCCTTGTACAACCGGCGGAACGCACCTGTAGGCGTCGGCCCCGTCCACATCTGGAGCGTGGTGGCCGCTGTCGAGATCGTGCCAATGGAGAGCACAGCGCCAGCCACGTCACGCATATCGAGCGTGGTGGCCAGGCTCGTGGCCGTGTGCAGTGTGATGTCGAGATCGCGGCACTTGCGAAACAGAATGGCGTCGGGCATGCGTTGTCTCCTGTGCTTCTAGGCTAGGCATGGGGGCCGCAATCCTTGCAGTGGGCGCGGCCGTCTCTCGCCGCTGTAGCGCACCGGGCCAGACGCTAGGTTCGCTCAAGAGCGCAATTCCCGTTCGCGATTCCGCTTGGCCCTGTTGATGAACGTCACGGGGTTGTGGCCGAGATGCTTGATCGCCGCCCGCAGGTCGGCGTTTTCGGCAAGCAGCCCTTCGATGAAGTCTGCGGCCTCCTCGCACCATTCCTCGCGGTCGCCGCGATTCCTCAAAACTTCTAGCAGCGGCCACTTGTCCATCGCGTCCCTCTCTGATTTCAGTACGGCACAATGCCGCATGTGCGGAGTGTGCAAAAACTGTCACTTTTCGCCAGTGTGTGTATCAAAAATGACACTTATCGCTCCAGTAGTTCCGCCGGGATCAGCCGCCGAATCTCCTCCGCTAGTTCCCGCTGCTCTGCCGTTGGGCTGCCATGCTTGAGCAGCGAGCGGCAATGCTGGTCAATCTCCCAGAGCGTTGACAGAGCCTCGCGGCCCAGCCTCGCGGCGTCGAACTCAGCCTGTTCGTCGGGCAGCGTGAATCGGAGGGTGACGGTTGGCATGGGTCAGATTCTACCGCCTTGCCTAGCGGGCGCAATGCCGTTTCGCGGCCGGGTTGGTGGCCGTTACGAATCCTCTGCCAGAGACGCGGCACAGCATAGGTTCCGTAACAGGCGTGGCCGGTTCGTTGGCCGGTATCGCAAACTGCGATTGCCGTACTCTGGTGCAAGAGCGCACTTCACACCATCCGATCGACCATCGCAATCCGCTCCCCGATCCACCGCATGACCGGCACGGCCATTGAGTTGCCCAGCGCCCGGTATCGAGGCCCGTCTGCGGCTGGCTTCTTCCGATACTCCACCAGCGTGTAATCGTCTGGGAAGCCTTGCAGACGCTCGCACTCGCGGGGCGTGAGGCGGCGAACGGCCATTGCCTGGGCAACTGCTGGCATTGAGTTTCCAGCACCACCTCCACGAAGAGGAGGAGTGCCTTCCTCGACATACGCGACGCCGTGCGAGTTGGCGGCGGCCGAGTGTGAGAACGCCACCGCCTGCGTGCAGCACCCGCCTTTCGAGCCGCAGCCCATCGCGTGCGTCGAGCCGTCAACGCTGCTGATCGGGTCTTGCGTGGGGTGGAAGGCTACGAGCCGATTCCCGTCGATGTCATCGTTGGCTGATCCGCCGTTGCGGCCAAAGCGAGCCGTAACGCAGCCGGCAACTCCTTGCCCCTTCGCTCCGCGCGTCGGAGGATTCCCGAACACGCTTTCGGGCTCAAATAGTACCGCTGCGGCACGTCGCCAGTCTCCAAGGTGGCCGACAACGAACACACGGCGGCGACGCTGGGCGACTCCAAACCATTGAGCGTCAAGAACGCGGTAGGCGAACCCATACCCGAGTTCGCCCAACGCCCCGAGGAAGGTTCCAAAATCCCGTCCTTTGCCGCTACTGAGGACGCCCGGCACGTTTTCCCATACGATCCATTTGGGCTGCATGACCGCAGCAAGCTGGACGAATCGGAGGGCCAGGTTGCCACGCGGGTCAGCCAATCCTCCTCGAAGCCCTGCGACGGAGAATGATTGGCAAGGGGTGCCTCCGACCAGAAGGTCAACTGGGCCGTGCTCATCTAGCATCTCCTCCGTGATCTTGGTCATGTCGCCCACGTTGGCGAATCCAAAGTGGTGATCGACTACGGCGGCCGGGAACGGCTCGATCTCGCTCGTCCATGAGCACTGCCAGCCCAGCGGCTTCCAAGCCACATGAGCCGCACCGATCCCGTCGCACACGCTGGCGTATCGCATCTCCGCAGCCTACGCGCGGAGTCAATTTCTGAAATGCCCTCAAACGCCGCAAAAGACTCTCTCTAAGGTGTAGAGCGCACCTACGGCGACGGCGGCACCGCCCACGCCGTAGACCGCGATGTGTTCACGCCGCAGTCAATCGACCGCTGCCACACCTCGCCGTCGATGCTCGCCTGGAGCGTCATCGTCCACCCATCGGGCTTGCCGTAGGTGTCTATCCGCATGCGGCTCCGCATCGTCGCAGGCAATCCCGCGACAGGTGCGGGAGCCTGACCAACGGGAACGGACGACAGATTATCCGGTGCGGCTGGCCCGGTCGGCGGTGCGGTGTGCGTCCAGAGCATTTGGTAGAACACGCCATGCTCCGCGAAGTACGCTTCTTGCTGCGCCGTCACAGACGGCAAAAGCGCGGCCAGCGTGGCGTCGATATGCTCGGTCACGCTCATACCACAAGGCTCCTGCCGTTGCCCTTGTTCCACAGGGCGGAAACCTCATTGGCGGATAGCGTGCGATTCCATTTCCCGAGTTCGTCGATCTTGGCATCTATCGCCTGTGTTGCCATTGCGTTGGTATTTGGAATACCGATAACCGTATGCCTCGCGCCCGTCGCCCATGTGCCGGTGCGGGTGCCGGTGGAGATAAGGCTGCCGTCGCGGTAGTACGAAACGGTTGTGCCGCTGTTTGTCAAAACGATGTGGTGCCAAGTGTTCGCAAGCAACGAGCCGAACTGACTGAAAGAAATGGTGTTCGCACCGTTGACGCTGAGATTCGTCACGCCGCTGTTGAAAAACAACGCTACCGAAAATTCGCCAGCCGCAAAACTGCCGCTGCTGTCCACGTTGCGCGACAGTATCGTTGCGTTCGTTACGGTTGTCGGCAGCGGGCCGGTCAGATTCAACCAAAACTGGAGCGACCAATTCCCCCCGCCAAATGCCAACAGCGAACTGGTGCTGCCGCCGAGAAGGTGCGTCTGGTTCGCTTTGATGAACTCGCGAGCGTTGCCAACCTTGCCGGTGGTGGACAGCACAGAGTTCACACTGGTGAAATTGAAGCCATTGCCACTATTGTCTACGGCGGTCACGTTGCCGCTGGTCGCCGTCTCATCTAGCGGTAGATAAAGCGCGAGGCTCTGGCGCAGTTGGCCGGTGCTGATGCCGCCTGCGCGGGGGCGAAGCAATCTCGGTGACATTGGGCTCATGGGAGTGCGCTACTGTAGGTGAAAGAGAGAAATTTAGTTCTTCGGCGTGTCGTCTGGCACTGTCACGCTCGAGGTGTAGGTGCCTGCGGCCTTCGGCTGCAGGGCATAGAGCAGGCGGGTCTGCTCGCGGATCGCCTCGCTGATGTCCTTCTGCGTTGCGCCGAGCTGCTCGACAAACTTCTGATGTGACTCTACCAGTGGCAGCAACACGTCTTGGCGGAGCACCCAGCCGAAGGCAATGGCAACGAGCGTCGGGAAACCCCACCGCTCAATGATGGCAAAGAATGTTTCCTTTGTGGCGTCTGTCACAGCACGTTCTCCATTTGCCAGCCTATTAGTAGTGCACGATTGCTGGCAGATTGCCTCCACCACTGAAACAAAGCCTTCACGATCTCTGTGAGCAGTGCCGACAGTATCAGCGTGAGGATCACGCCCATCTGGTAATTGGCCCGCTCGGTTCGTTCGACCGCCCGGTGTATCTCCTCGAGCACCGTGGCCTGGCCTTCGGGAGATGCCTCAGCAAGCACGCCGCACGGGAACCGCTTGGCACAGCGGCGCGTGAGCCGGGCCACGAGCCGCCGGCCAGCCAGTAACCGCATGGCTGGGAGGTTGGACCACACGTAGTCCTCGAGGTCGGTGACGCTCATGGCTTTTTCCCAGTGCCTTTGCAAATTGGGCACACCGTCACAATGCGGCCGTCGCCCAGCTTGCCTGTGCCGTCGCAGTTGGTGCATTTGTCGCTGGCTGGGGCCGGTGCCATCTCTTGGCTGAGCCGCACGGCCATGCGTGCCGTCTCGCAGGCGAGATCCGCAACGATGTCTGGCCGGTCACTGGCGGCTGAGCTGACGCAGCCAATGACGAGCACCAAGAGCAAGGCGTGCGAGTTCTTCACAGCGTCACCCCCGTCCAGTCGGGCAGCATGCGGGGCGGGAAGCCCTGGTAGCCGCTCAGGGCGAATGAATCGTCCCCGTTGACCATGCGCGTGAAATCCTTGGCACGCACCCAGCCCGCAGACTTCTGGAACTGCGGCGGCAGGTTCTTATCGACCGTCCCGCCGTAGCAATCCGCCCAGCTGTTCACAACCAAGATGGCGGGCTCGGGGTTCCATTTCACGCCCGCTGCCATTTGGCAGTGCATCCAAGTGCCCATGGGCGACATGTAGCCATCACGCAGCGTCATAGAAAAGCCCATTGAGCTACAGACGGCCGTTGGATAGCCAGACTGCAAAGCCTTTGCACAGTCCTCAAAAGACCGAATGAGGGCCGTGCTCTGCACCTTGTGCTTCGCGGCGTAGGGCTCGAGCTCGTCGGGCACGCCATCGCGGCCCCATTCCTTCTCACGGCTGCCGTTGTTGTCGGTGAACGTCACGCCGTCATAGTTCTGCCCGTAGTGCAGCGTGCCGTACTTCGTGACGGCCTTGGCCGCAGCACCGCCATAGGAGCCGTCGCCTCCGAGGTTTCGGCCGCCACGCACTTCGACGCGAGAGAAGCCGTAGATGCTGGCCTCAAGCACACGGCCGCCGTAGCTCTCAGCTTCGCCCCGCAGGTGAATGTCACATGCGGCGAGTATGTCGCACGACAAGGCCCAGCCCCAGCCCACGCAGCTGCCGATCTTCTGGGCTCCACGCTTCCACGTCGGATCGCACTTCAGTAGGTAGCTGCCGAGGAACACGTCGCGGCTTTCGTCCAGCACGAGATCAGGCCCTGCCTGTGCCAGCGTCGGCCTGGGCAACGAGGCCAGGAAATCATCCGTGCCCTTACGGTCGGGCACGTATCCCATGAGCGGCAGAAAGTCGGCCACGATCAGCCTCCTTTGCCAACGCCAGCCCATGCGATTGCCCGGCAAGCCTCGGAGTAAGCCTTCCGAAGTTCTGGCGTGACAGGCTTCACCTCGAGGCCGATGGCCTCGCCCATGACTTTCTCGACGGCCTCACGCAAACCCACGTACTTGCCGGGCGGATTGCCGGCCAGCCGCCTCCAGGCGATGTCGAGAGACAGCACGGTGAAGCCCCGCAGGCTGCGGGTGTCCGTGAATATCACCGGGTCGCTTTCTGGGCACGTCACGACTGTGGCGGCCTTTTCCCACACACTCGCCCATACGGCACGGTCCACGGGATTCGCCGTAGCCAGGGCAGCCTGCACCTCGCGCACCTTCGCCTGCATCTCCACTGTCGGAACCTCCACGGTGATAGGCATCGACGGTACCGACGCGGGCAACGCCGGCAACGCCGGCAGCTTGCCCCAAGCCGCAGCGAACAGCAGGCCGATGACAAGCAGACGGCCGATCAAGCCCCACTGGGCACGGAGGGCTTCGGCGGCGCGCTCGGCCGCAGATCGGATCTCGGCCCGGTACGGCCAAGCGCCGACAGCAACCGCTGCAGCGACACAAGCGGCGCGAAAAAGGAAATCATGGCTCACCGTTGCATGCCCTCGATTTGCAAGAGCACCCAACGCACGAGGGCCTCACCCTCTTTCGTACGCAGCAACGTGGCCACGTGACGCACCAGCTCGTCGTCGGCCTGGGCAGAAGTCTTGCTGGCCAGCCACTCGCAAGCGTCGCTTACCACGATTCCCTTTTTGTAGGGATCGGTTTCGTTGACAAATCGCTGAGCAAAACCAATCAGCGGAGCCCAAGCCTGCAGCAGGGCGAGCTGCTGCCAAATGCTAAGCCGGTTGCCGTAGCGTGCGTATTCGTCCGCCGTGCCTTCATAGTTGGGCAGAGTCATGTTGCGTCCTCCTCACCCGATTCTGCCGCGTCGCCTCCCGCCTCTGGCAGAGGCCACACGCAGGTATCACTGACGAACTGGTACACGTCCTGCCAGCAATCCCCGGCCTCGTCCCAAGCGTCTTTACGATCCAGCAAAAACGGCTGCGAAAACACTTCCTCAAAGCCGGGTATCAGTTTGCCGCTGGCGTCCTGCATCGTGAGATACACGTAACGCCGGCCGTACTCGACCACGATCCGCCGCTCAATGTGGTCCTGGTGCTGCATCACTCGTCCTCGAACTGTCCAAGAGCTTCGCGGGCTTCGTCGGTCATCTCGACACGCCGCAGGCTCACGTACTGCGTCTTGATGACCGCCCGCTCCTCACGGGTGCGAGCGTCCCACTTGGCCTGAATCTCTTTGCACGCCTGGATGATCTCGCGTGGCGTCGGGTCGCGCATGTCGCAGCGCTTCGGCTTGAACCGCAGCCGCCGGTCATTGCGCAACGGCAGGTGCCACACGTCACGCAGCCGTATGACCTGGTCACGGGTAATCGTGTAGCGCTCGCACAGTGCCCGCATGGGCATGTGCGTGTTCCAATCGGCGCGAAACGCCGTCACGCTAATTGCCGCCGTGTTGCCCGCCATCCGTGGTCTCCGGCGTCCATTGCATCAGCGTCCGTTGTGCAGGGTTGAGCCAGATAGACCAGCCTTTGGCAATCATGTTGTTGTGCAGGCCGGCGTGCTCGATGTCTCCGTTGATCGACTCGTATTTGCAGGCGAAGAACGGCTCTGCCTTGTAAATCGCCGCAGCACCAAACGCAGACAAGACGCGAATCGGATGCGCCCCAGGCGGCGGAAGCCAGAACGTAAACCAGGCTTCCATGCGTGCTTTCCACCCATGCCAACGGAAGGCCCATTGGTCATAGTGGCACCACACCTGCTTGCCATCTACGAAGTTTCCAGGGTGCTGAAAGAGCGAGGTGCTCGCCATGCACGCGGCGTCCTTAATTCTTTCGAGCCAGCCGATACCGTTGATTAGCCCGTGAGTGCTCCACCCTCCCCATGCGTCGAGGTCCACGACGATCACATAGTCAGCGTCGCCGAAGTGTTCCAGGGCAAGCTCTCTGCCTCGATTGCGATACTCGGCATACGCCTGGACTCGGCTCGGCTCAAAGCCATGCAGGTGCGGCCTGCCGTTGTCGCTGGAATCCACAACCACCGTCTTGGGGTTGTCGGCCGCAAACGTACTGAGGATCTCTTTCGTTGAGTCTGTCGAGTCGTTTTCAACCACCACTACGCAGGTCGTCTTGAAGTGTTTGCTGAGATCTGAAAGTCGGCTCAGCGTCAGCGGCAGGATGCCTCCGAGTTGCCGGGCCATCCCGATAAACACAACCTTGGACCGAGCGGCTATCGTCGCGCCCTCGCACGTCACGTCGGCATACTGGGCAGCGAACTCATGATCGACGGGCAGAACTTTATCCGGCGTGATTGATTGATCGAGCTCGATTGCCTGCTGCGTGCGTCCCTTTTCAAATCTTGAAAGGGAGGCCGCTGTTTCCTTCGTCAGGTCGCAGATGTCTTTCCGAACAGAGATGCCATCAAACTCGCTAGCAATGTCCACCATTTTGAGTGACTCCTGGAATTAAGACTTCAGAGCTACACGAAGCGATCAGGCACCGGCACAGAGCGAGCGGATTTTTCCGAGTCGGTCGGCATATTGCGTCACGTGTAGGAACCGTGGCGCATCGACTCGCCGCCGATCGGCCGGGTGATGATTCCACGTCGGGTGCAAGAACTTCGTCAGCTCGTACAGCGTGGTCGGCGTGTCAAGCGTGGAGCGTACGCCGTTGACCCGGTAGCCCATCTGCTCGAGCAGCGCCGCCTGCTCCCACCACGGATGATCGACGCAATGCTCGGCGTTCCACACGTCCACAAGCACTGGCAGCATTGGCCGAGCGACAACCCACACGCCGCAGTTCGGCACCAGGCCGCACTCTGTCTCGTGCTCTACGATCCCCTGCCACGCACTGCCCAGCTCGTCCACGATGTTCGCTGAGCCGTCGAGGATCACCACGTCAGCGTCGATCCACGCTACACGCTCGTGCGTCTGCAGCGCCTGCATGATCGCACGCACCTTCATCCAGGAAGCCGGCCGCTCGCCGGCCAGGTTCGCACACCCGCAAGCCAGCCCGTGCCGGGCAGCGTAGGCGTGGATGCGTGGCAGCGTGTGAGCTGCGATCTGGGCAAACTCCACGCCAGCCCAGCCGGTCAGCACCAGGTCAGGCATGGCCGACGAACAACGCCCGCCCCTGTGTGTCGGTTGTCACCGTGTGCCGTTTAAAGCGTCTAGCCACGGCGTCCTGCGACAAGCTCGAAAGCTGCTCCCAGTCGTGGATCGCCAGGATTGTGGCGATGCCGGCAGCCGTCAGGTACTCAGGCAGCACAGCGTCGCCGTGGGCTGCGTCGTGAAAGATCAAATCCCACCAATCGAGATGCAGGTGGCAATCCCGCAGGAACCGCCCGGCGTCATCGGCCACCGGCTGAATGTTTGCCACGCCAAGAGTTTCCCAATACGCCACGCGGCTTGCCTCGGGCATCGTGTCGCAGAGATCGACGCTCACGATAGTGGACTCAGGGGCGGCGATTGCCATGGCGGCCGTCGAGATCCCGGCATGGCTACCGAGCTCGAGCACCCGCCACTCTCGGACCTGCACGATCTCGCACAATTCGCCGATGTGATCGCGGGCCGTGGTCATCTGGTGCGAGCAGTCCACCGTTGCCAGGTACTCTTGCCAGGTCATGTGATTCGCACCGTGGTGCGTGCCTCCGTGCCGTATGACTTCTCCACCACCAGGCGGCTCACCTGCGTGTCATCTCCAAGGATCGGGCCGATTGCATCGAGCACCGCTTTCGCCAGGTTGTCCACGTCTGGCCGTGGCAGCTGCGGTGCGTCTGGCTTAACGCCAGACTTCCGCATGTGCGATTTCGGCCTGGCGAAGACGGCGTCGATCACGACCGCCACGGGCAAGCCTTCGTTGCGCAGCCCGGCGTCGATGGCCGCCATCTGGATCGAGTGGCGGTACGCATGCACCGGGTGCTTCTTTGGCACGTACGCGCGAGCGAACCCGCCCGCAGTCGAGACGCGAGCTCGAGGCTGCGGCACAGGATCGCCGGGAACTGAAAACGTGATGGCGTTCATTGGCGTTGTCAGCCGCTCCAGCTCGTCAGCGGCCTCCGCGAGAAGCGCCGAGCGGTCGAGCGCACGACACGCCCTGACGCTCTCACGGAGGCGCTGGACGAGGTGCATCACTCGTACCGAATCACGGCGAAGTAGGTGCGTCGTGTAGGCGAGTACGCAACGCCACGCTCGACGATTCGGTAGCGGCCGTAGAAGCAGCAGTTTCTCAACGCCTGGTCGGGCGTGCTGCCCATGCCGATCCCTTCACGGCGGCCACCAGCGCGGCCGCAGTGGCGAAGCACTCCGGTGCGGGCCATCTCCTCGGCGTCATCCTGAGCCGACGAGATCACAACACGCCTGGCGTACACGTTCACGTCGGCCAAGGCCGGCGCGGCGAACACGAGAGCGAGCAAACAAATGAAACAACGCATGTAGTCCTCCTGTGACTGTGCGACATTGCACGTTCACAGGATGAACTGCGTGTCAAACGTTACGACATATGCCGGCCAGCCGATGGCTGACAGATGCCGGTATTCCACTTCCAGATTTTCGTGCGCGTGGTTTCCTCAACCTCGGCCCGCCGTTGTGCGTAGTGCCGCTCTCGGCACTGCCTGGCACGCTCGGCGATCTCGGCAGGCGTCGGATCAGCCGTGGCCTGCTGATACTCTGGCGGCCTGTGCGGCAGCTTGTACCGACGCACCAATCGAACGAGTTGCGACGCGCTGACGCCTAGCCGCCTTGCCACTTCCTTTCGTGGCACGGACGCGTCAGCCCACAGGGCGCATAACTGCACAACGTCCACCGGGCGTTCTGTTTTTGCCATGGCGTCACTCCGCTGCCATGGGCATCACAACGCCCGTGTGGCAATCCGTTCGCAGGATCACCGCCGACTGCCCGTCCTTAGCCTGTACGCTGACTGTTGGCTCGCCGTCCGCCGGCAGCCCTTCCAGCCACTGCCGGACGTAGCGCGGGTCCAACTTCACGCTGCATGCAGTGCCAGCCTCCACGAGATCGCACGTCACGCTGGACTCGCCGGCCTCGCTCGACTGACCGTGGAGCCACAGCCCCTTCTCGGAGAAGGCAAAGTCGATGCCCCTCGACTGCTCGGTGGTCACGATCGCCGCCGCCTTCACGGCGCTGAGCAGCTGCTCCGCGAGCACGGTAGTGGGCTCGCAGTCCAGATCCGGCACCACGTCGCGCCACCTGGGGAAGCGTCCTTCAATGAGCCTGGCCGTGACGGTCGCCGTGCCCACCGTGGCAATGATCTCTTTGGCCGTCGCCTCGAGCTGCACGGAACCGTCCGAGTCGGCTGACGCCAGCCGCGACAGGATCGCCATCGCCCGGCTTGGCACCAGCGTCGTGGAATCGTCCACCGCCAGGTCATGCTCGCACTCCACGAGCGAGAGCCTGCGCCCGTCCGTGGCAACGAATGACACCGTCTCGCCCTTCACCTCAATGAGCACCGCGCCCAAGGCAAAACGGCTGGAGTCATCGTCGGTGGCGAACACCACGCCACGCACCGCCCGCACGAACTGATCGGCAGGCAGTCGCGTCACCGGCTTGGCGTCGGCCGGCTCCCACATGGGGTATTCCGCCGCCGACTCCGTTGGCAGCGTCCACGTACCGCTCCCAGCTTTCACAACGCACGACGTGTCGCCCGGCTGGAGTGTCACCGTATCGCCCGTCGCTGCCCCGAGAATCTGCGAAAGCCTGCCGTGTGGCAGCAGCAGCGCATCCCCGTGGTAGTCGATCGCCACGTCGATCCGCACCTCGCCGTCCGATCCAGTGAGCACGCCGTCGCCCAGACGCACGGCCTGGTAGATGGGCTTCGGTGCTCGAGTCGGCACGGCTGGCGAGACTGCGGCGAGCGCCGCCTTTAGGTCCAACGCCGCCAGTTCAATTCCGGTTCTCTTCTTCGTCGCGGTTGCCATTGTCAGATTCCCTTCGTTTCAAAGAACAACCCACCAAAATCCCGGTGCCGAACGTCAGCAGCAGGACAATCTCTCCGAGGCTCAACATCACGAAGTCGCGCACGGTCATCGGGCAGCCTCCGCTCGCTCGAGGTGCAACGCCTGGCGGACAAGCCGGCCCATCAAGTGCCGGATCGTGTCTGCCGCAAACTCCAGACGCAGCCGCGTGTCGTCGTCAATCTCGTCATCCCACGCGCGCTGAGCGCACAGGTCAGCCACGATCGACGGGGGCGGCAGCTCGTACGGGTTTTCGCAGCTCATGCGTCCACCTCTTGAAGCGGGCGAATGGTGCGAGACTGACGCTCGTTCCACACCAAGTAGCCTTTCTTCCGAAGCGGCAACAGGTGGCACATGGCACCGTTGGGCGAGTCGAACCGGAACGCTAAGCAGAGCTCGCGCACCGTGGGCGAGTAGCCGTGGGCTGCGATGTAGTTCACGATCCAGCGATAGATCTCGCGCTGGCGATCGGTCAGCGGGCGGATTGGGGTCGTGGTGGTCATGTGCTCTCCTCCGTGAGTTTCAACCCGGCCGCAAGCGCGGCGACTTCCTTCGGGGTGCGGTATTGGGCTGGGCGGTACTCGGCAAACTCTCTTGCCTTACGCTCTAGGGCTGCGCGCTTCGCGGCATCCTCTGGCGTCTTGCCCGCGCTGCGGTTCGTGCCGCCCCTGTCCTGCGACCTGGTCAGCCACGACACCACGAACCGCCGCCAGTTGGATTTGTGGGCTCGCGTCGGGTTGGCCTTGAGCCACTCAGAGGCACGCACAAGCTCGATGTCGAGCACGCAGGCCGGGTATGCCTCTGCCCAGGTCTTCCTGTCCTCCTGGCTGATTCCCTCCCACCCTGCAGAATCTGACCAGCGTACAGCGTTGTGGTGCTGCGAGCGTTTCCGACGCTTCGGCGGATCGCTCGTAGCAACAACCGGCGCAGCCGGTTGATTAATTTCTTCGCTAGAAGAAATCCCTGCATCTGAAGGTGACGGTGAAGGTGAAGGTGGATGGTTATCGATTGATGAACGATCGTTGAACGTTTGCTCAACGTTTGATGAACGATTGATGGAACAAACTCGGGCAGCCGCCGCAGCCTTTCCAGCCTGGGATCGCTTTCGGCGCAGCTCCACGGCCCGGTCGCGGTGGTCCTCGAGCCTGGAGTTTCGCCGCTGGCCGTCTGCCTCTATCGGAAACTTGTCCTGAAGCATGGCCCACACATCGCCAACGCCAGGCGACAGTCGATCCAGAGCATCAAGTTCGGCAGGTAGGCCGTCCCGATCCCACTGCAGCATTAGCAGCGTGAGATAGTGGCCACGCTCGCAGGCCGTCCATCCAATCGTAGATGTCAGGAAGTCGCGCACATAAAGCGGCATGTACACGTCTACCTTGTCCTCAGCGGCCACTTGTCGCCTCCTGGTGTGTGTCAACGGCTTCCTGCCACCCGAGCTTGCGGCGGGCCTCGGCGACGAACTGCGGCGTCATGCGGCCAATCTCACGCGAGACGGCGTAGTAAACGTCCGCGTGATGGCCCGGCACGGAGCCGCTCGCGGCCTTGTGCTCGAAGTGAGCTCTGATCTCTCGCAGAAGCAGCTGCGTGAAAGTGCTTTTGTTTGGCATGCTGGCCTCCTTTCCATTCCGCCCCGCCGCGTCGAAGCGGCTTCGTGCCTATCACGAGGGCGGCGTCGGTCAGACGGCTGCAGGCTTGCGCCGCAGACCCTTGCTGTAGATCAGGTCGATTGCGTCATACGTCGCCAGCGATCGGCCATATGACGAGCTGTCGCGGTCACGGCCGAGCTTCAGGTTGGCGTCAGCAGCACGAACCACGCTCGTCACCGACTTCTTTCCGAGACGAGCTACAAGCCGCGACCTATCAAACTCCGGGCACTTCTTGATGAACCAGCACATGCCCTCGATCATGTCGCCCTGCAGCGAGCCGCCCTCGCCAGGCCAAGCATCAATCAAGATGGACAAGGCAGCAGCCAGCCCCTCAGCACCGACACGCTGAAAAGATCTTTCCAGCGCCTTCACTGCCTTTAGGTACGGGTAGTGGCTTCCTTCGTCTCGCAGGGCGAGCTTTAGGCCAGCATCCTTCACAACCTGAGCAATCTTCAGCGACTGCTCGTCGCCTTCAGTCAGCTGAGCTCTGAACAGGGCGCAGGCAGAAACGTTCGTGCGCTCGCGGTTCTTCAGCCGAAACACGCGGGCCTCATGTTCCTGGCCTTCAGACTGGAAAACGTCGCACGGCACCATGCCGATGCCGAGCTTTCGCGCGGCAGTCAGTCGCTGCATGCCGTCCACGACCCAGTGAGAGCCGTCTCGCCGCTGGCCCACCGTAAGCGAGCCAAAGGCGTCCTGGTCGAGATTCTTGGCAATCCTGTTCACTCTCGCAGCGACAATCGTCCTCTGGTACGCGTCCGAGATGTTCAGTTCGTCGACGTTGATTTTCCGGTTCTCTGTCTTCAGTAGCCGCATCGCGGCCTCCTTTCGTTTGCGTCCACCACTCTCGGCCGCACGTCAACGAGACGCCGCCGTTGCTTTCCATTCACGTTCGCCGCGCCCGCTCGCGCTGGTGACGATGTTCCCGGTCTCGGAAATCCGCCCGCACTTTGCGAGCTCGTGAATCCGCTTGTTGACCTGGTGGGCGAGCAGGCCACAGCGGGCCGCGATGCCACTGGCTCCAGCCGGGCCTTGGCTCAGCGCCTCGAGGATCGCCGCGTGGTGCTCGCCCCTAAACGTCTTCGCGTCAGCCGCTGCGGCCTTGCTCGTCACCGGGTCGGTGCGGCGAAAGAGCGGCAGCGTGTCGAGCGATTCGCTGTAGTAGTCGGACATCCCAACCTCCATGTATTGGCCCGTCTCGTGGGCTCACGCCGGTGGTTACTCGCCACTCCCGGTAGGCGACCCATGCGGCCCCGATGCAAGCCGCAAGCAAGGGTGTGCCGGCTGTGATCTATCTGCCCATTTGCTCCAGTCGTGTGATGCGGTCTTCCTCTCGCTGGATCGCCTCGCGGTCACGCCGAGAGGTGTAGATCCCGCGATCCACGATGAACGGCGAGGGCGGGCCGTCCTCGAGCACCTTGCCGATGTCGGTCTGCATCGTCGCCCGCTCCGCTGCAATCTCGGCGGCGACGTGGTCAAGCTCTTTCCAGCGGCGGCGCTGGGCTTGCATGCGGTCTTCGTCTGGTTCGTCGTTCATGCTCTGGCCTCCGCTGCGATTTCTCCTGCGTCGAAGTGCTCCACGTCCGTGTCCTCCGGCTCGACCGTGTGAGCTATGCGGGCCACCTGCTGGCGAGCCTGCTGCACGTTCACGGCCACGTTGACGCTGGGCCGCATGCGGTCGGCCTCGTCTGGATCGACGATGCCGCTAAACCCGAAGGCGTAGCGGATCGCCTGAATGGCCGCCTTGTGCCGCAACATGCGGGCGGGCCACTTCTTCCACGGCTCCGTGCCCTGGCGGCACTCGGCCAGGTACTCAGTGACTTCCACTGGGTGGCTGCGGTCCTTGCGGTGCACCTGGGCCGTGATGGCAAGCAGCTGCCCGTCATCGCTCAGCCGATCCACGAACGTGATGCCGTCGTAGGCCGGGTGGTTGTTGGCCATGGTCATCCAACCGTCGATTCCAACAATGGGCTGGATGCCGCCGCCCCGAGTCGGGAAAGCGTAGATCTCCTTCGTCACGGGGTTCAGCCCGTACTCGTTTGCGACCAGGAGAAAGGCAGCGAACTGCTCCTTTGTCGCCTTGTCGCACCCGCACGTGGCCCGCACCGTCTGCTCGAAGGCAGCGGGCTCCATGCCAAACTTCGTAGCCATTGAAAGCAGAATGCTCTTGCGGTCCTGCGTGTTTGCAATCGTCGTGGTCATCTCGCGTCCCTTTCTTGCGTGATGTGAAAGCCGCTTCCCCATCCTGGCTCGGCGGCAGAGTCCCTTCCTTGGCAATCCCGGTTCCACCGGGCTCCTAATGCGTGATGTCGTAGAGCGGCACGCTCACCCAAGCGCCGCCGACGTTGACGCAGGCGAACCCGCGCTCAACCCACTCGACGTGGCCGCTCCAGGGGCGGCCCTTAGTGACTCCAGAAATAAAGTCGCCTACGGCGGGCTCTTGGCATCGGCTGCGTGGCGTCTGCTCGTGGATAGCGGCGGCAGCGGCGAGGTATTCGGCGTTATGTGCGTCTGCGTTCATGGCAATTCCCTTTCGTGTTGGTGGGGCAATGTACGGCCGTATAGGCCAGAGTCAAGGGGGCGGATCGTCAAAATGAGGGGACTCAAACTTCTGTACACCTGTGATAGGTAGCGGTATTTCGTCAAGCGATCAGCCGCGCTAACGTGCCGATCAAAAAGTCGATGCAGTGGGCGACTGTCTGGGCCAGCTCACTTGCGGTGCCAAGCTCTTGTCCAAGTCGGACGCAGAGCAGCGAGTGCAAGGCGGCGTTCCATTGGCGTTGCATGACGTGTCCTCCAGTGACGTGGGCACTGTAGTCTATCGGTATTTGGGCGTCAAGCCCATAAATCCGATTTTCCAAAATGCCGTTTCCTGGCAGGAGTCGCTACTTCTTCGACCGCGACTTCTTGCGGTTGGCAGCTGGCCGCTTGGCGAGATGCTTTTTGCCAACGGACCTGGTGGTCAACGTGTCTCGAACGTGGGCAGCAGACCGCTTTTCAACGAGTCGCAGCCTTTTGCCAAGCATCCGGCTCTTGAGCTTGTCCTCGCGGCAGAGATGTCGCACCCAGCCGTCGGTGCAGCCGATGAACTCGACCGCCTCAGGGACAGTCAAGTATTCGACGCCGTCGATGTTGTATGCCATTGAAACCATGCCCAAATACTAGGCTGCCGATAGTTCGGCGTCAAACCACGCAATTTGCCCCAGCCCTCCGACCGCCCATACGATCGATTGGCAAAGGTCAATGTTTGAGTGGAGGCGGCTCCCCTCACAGGGTTGTATACTGGTGTACACTTACGCACCAAAGGAGAGGCAGCATGGAACCTATGAAGTTGGCGGAACTGTTTGAACGATACGGCGATCTGCGGAACCTCGACGCCAAGACCATGAGGCTGTACGGCATGCTCCTAGAACGCCTACGAGCGTTTCTAGGACACGAGCCCACAGTGGCCGACCTAGATGACCTGGTCATCAGTCGCTACCTCAGGGACCGTGCCACGCAGTCCTGCCGTGGGAAGCAGGTGCGGCCGGCCACAGTCCAGAAGGACAAGGTGATGATCCAGGCTGCGTGGAATCTGGCAGCCCGCAAGCGATGGGCGGCAGAGTTCCCAGAGCTTCCCAGGATCAAGGTGGCCAAGAGCCTGCCAACGGGCCGGGCCTACACGGCTGATGACGTGGCCAAACTCGTGAGACGGGCGCGGCTCCGCAAGGGCCGCACAGGTGGTAAGCCGTCGTGCTGGTGGTGGTCTACGCTCATCTACATGGCGTACTGCTCGGGAGAGCGCCTGTCGGCCTTGCTCGCCCTACGGTGGCGCGAGGTGGATCTAGTGCGGCGGCGCGTCCGGTTTCTCGGCGACACCCGCAAGGGCCGCACGCACGACATCGAGCGGGACTTCACCCAGCAGCTGGCGGACATGCTGGCGTCTCGGGAGGGCAAGCCGGAAGAACTGGTGTGGCCATGGGACCGCCAGCAGGCCAGCCTGTGGACGAGCCTTCAACTGCTTTGCCGGCTGGCCGACGTGAAATACCGAGGCTTCCACGGGCTGCGGAGGACGCGGGCTTCCTACGCTGCCTTGGCCGGCGGAACCGCTGCGGCCACCCAGGTGCTCGACCACAGCGACCCTAAGCTTCAGGAACGATACGTCGATTCAGCGATTTGCCCCAGCGAACAGAGCAGCGTAGACGTGATGCCGCCACTAGACATCGGCTGAACCGGGCAAGCGGGGAGACGGCGCGGGGGAAAGGGAGAAAACCCTGCGCCGCACTCAACCCGCCGCCCGGCTCATGGATACCACGACGCCGAGTGGTAGATCTGCTCCTCGTATCGCGCCCGCTGCAGGGCCAGCTCGCCGTTCAGCCTGGCGATCTCGGCCAGCAGCCGCATGACGTGGGCCGCCAGCGTGCCGCTCGTGCCTGTGTACGCGCCGCTGAAACGGCGTGCGTCCTGCTCAGCCTTCGTCATGTATTCGAGCGTCAGTGGCTCAGCCATCGCGGCCCTCTTCAAATAAGACGATCGCCAACAGGCTATAGGCCGCCAGATCCTTCAACGTGTCGATGACGCCTTCGTGCACAAGGCGGCCCGTGCGGCAGTACGTCCGCAAGCGCTGCACCTTGTCGGCGATTCGCACCATGCACCCACGCCACGGCTCAATGCACACGAAATTGGCCCCTTGGCGAATGTTCGCCAGCGGGTCTTCCTCGCTCCCGTAGTCGGCGCTCTTGGATTCGTGGAGCTGCTGCATCTCGTTGAGCAGTCGCACGAATGCGGCGCTGCTTGGGTGGCGGGCTGGCTCGGCAGTCGTTGTGGCTTGTTCATACCACTGCTCGTGTGGCACGCCTGCGTCCTGGGCGGCGCGTCGCTGCTCAACTGCGTGGCGTAGGTCTTCGTTGGCTTTGTCCAAGAGTGCTGCTGTCATCTGGTCCCTTTCTGTTCATGCCGTTCTCACTGTGCCGTCCTGCATCACACGATAGTTGTGAACGTCAAATGCCCCGCCCTTGTGAACCGTCACCGTGGCGAAGCCCCAGTTCCAACGGTTCACTCTCGCGTAGTCGGGACGCAAGTCGCACAGACAGCCGGTAGACCAACAACCCGTTTCCTTGTGCCACATGTCCGATTCGGCATGGTTGCTGGTACGGTGCGAGTGGCCCACCATCACCGTCGATAGCGTCTTCATGAACGCACCACGGGCCACGTTGACCGGCGCGGCCATGCCGCTGGGCAGTTCATGGCCGTGAAGCACGGGTAGCTTCCCGAGCAGCACAGGCCGCTTGTCCTCAACCAGCTCGATGTTGTTCTCAGTGAACCCGAGCCAGGCCGTCAGGCTCATGCGTGGATCGTCGGAGATCTCGGCGGCGTGTTGCCACAGCCAGTGCTGCCATCGCTCTTCGTGGTTGCCAGTCTTGTAGACGATGGGGATGTCGGGGAACTCCTGCCGCAGGTAGGCGAGGAAGTCACGCACCGCCTCGAGCTCGCCTTTGAAGTCCCGCTGCTTCGGGTCTTTCATGTACCTCGAAATGGCATAGAAATCTGCGATGTCGCCATTGAGCAGCAGGCCCGATAGCTCTTGGTCTTTGAGAAAGCCCACGGCCGCAGCCACTGCGATCTCTGAGTGATACGGCACATGCACGTCCGACAAGATGCCGACGTTGCCGATGACGTTCATTCGGTGCGGCGTCCACGTCTCGGCCATCGACTTTGGCATGGCCAGGATCTCGCCAGACTTGCGAGGTGCTCGAGGTGCTGCAGCTTTGATCCGTTTGCGGTGCGTTTTCCCGTGCACACCAAACTGCCTCTGCATCCTCATGCGGGCCTGGTGCAGCGTGATGGCTCCGTTGGCCTCTTTAACGAGCCGGCGGGCCAGCGTCTGTGCCGGTGCGTCGGGGTGCTTCTGCGCAAGCCGCCGGGCCATCTCCGTGATTGGATCACCCGCCATCCCGCACCTCCTTGTAGCCAAGCGTGGTCAACGTCCGCCGGATGACTCGCGCCGCCTCGGTCACGCTCTCTTCCGAGATCGTCGGACCCAGGCTGGCGTGCAGCAGCTCGTGCACAATCGTTTCAAGTCGAGCCCCGCCACGGAGCCTCTCGTCAATGAGGATTCGCGGCCGTGCCGCGTTAGGGAAAAACGTCCACCCGGCAGCATCGCCCTTCAATCGAGTGAACCGCAGCAGCCAGCGGCGGCCGTCAATCGTGACGCTGTGATCCGATGGCACGGCGGGCCTCCGCTTTGCGGGCGTTACTGATCGCCCGTTTCACGAGCAACCTACCGGCGGCGTCAAGGAAGGGCAGGCCGCGCTCTGCGGCCGACTCGCGGAGAAAGCCCATGATCTCGGCCATGCCTTCCTCGCTCTCGCACCAATCGCAGCCCTTGGCGTCCATGTAGGCGGCGCGGGTCGTGCATTTACAGTCGGGCGTGGCGACTATGCGGAAGGGCCAGCCGGCGAGAAGTTGCTTGAGTTCAGTGCCAGCATGGCACTGACGTGCAGTCGCTTGAGTCGGCTCAATGGAAACAATGCAATTTCTTTTTATCACGCGCGACGGGGATTTCCATCCGCAGCGAATGCACGCAAGTGACTCATCAAACTCGCAATCTTTTATCATGAAATGTTGAACGTGACAGACCAGTCAAATCTCGGACAACGGAAATTAAAAGTAAAAGGATCAACAAACACTGGTGGCTTTCGCTCAAAATATTCAAAGGGATCTGCGTTGCATGCCGTGCTGTCGCCTGGGTATTGATTGTCTACCCTGGAAACCCCTGACAAAAACGTAGTGCTAAAGGTCAATGAGTGCGGAAGCGGCGTGCTTCCAACCAAACCTCCGCTGTACGGCTTCCATACGCCCTCACCGAGAGAAACGCTTGGTTTTGCTGGCAAAGCACTACAAGCAGTCACTGGCTCAAAAAACTCTACAGGGAATCCAGCCACAAAAGAATAGGTAAGGCCAGCGCCGTCCGCAGATGCCGGGCAGGGCACACGCAGTTCAATGTAGGCAGAGTCATTAAAATAATACCTCCACACCTCTCTGCCGCTGTTGTCAAGCCCCAATGACGTTAAAGAATACGTGCCGCTGCAATCCCTCCACAGCGCATATTGCCTCTCATACAAAAATGAGCAGCCTGGGGTTGATGCAATGCGCTTATAGTAATCGTAAAGCCCTTCGGGTCGCGTCACATCTGCCGTTATTGATGTCGGCCTGGGATTGTTGCACTGATTACAACAACACGCCATGGCTACACCTTGAACCGCAGGAACGTGGACGTAAACGTGGACTGCACGAAGACGCTGGTGGCTGTGCTGCCGATGACTGTTGCCGTCGATGTGCTAGACACAAATGTGCGCGATGCAGTCACTAGCGTCTTGCCGATAGAGATTGTGCAGTTTGATGTATTGAGCGATGCGGAGAGCGTGACGTCTGTAAGCACGGAACTGCTTGCGACGCTTGATAGAACGATCGCTGTTGCCGCCGAAACAACGCGGATTCCTGTTGTTACTTCCCCAACAAAAACCGCCGTCGCCGTCTCGAACGGCACGTCAATCAAGAACCACGCCGTGCCGTCCTTGGCGATCCCGCAGTCGGTGTTGCCCGCCGCCGTAGACGTGACAGGGAAAAACAGATTCGTCGCCACCACCGTATTCGGCGTGGCCGTCTGATACTTGAACGTCACCGTCTTCGTGTCGCCGATCGACCACGCGCCGGTGAAGGTGGCGACGCGGAACGCCTTGGGATTGCCACTCACGCCACGGTTGCCAAACGTCAGCGGCCCAGCGTCCCGGTCGCCGCCCTCGACGGCTCGCACCACCTTGGCGATCCGCTCAGCGGCTGGCTTCGTAAACGTGACGCGCTCTGTGCGGGCAGGCTTGCCGTCTGGCTTCTGGGCCATGGTCAGTCCTCGAGCACGGTGAGCACCAGGCGGGAGGCACCCACGGCAGCATTTGCGGCGTAGTTGCCAGCCGCCAGCCGCAGGATCGCAGCCTCGCCGGCGCGCAGGCTGACAGTCTCGTGCAGGTTCGTGCCGTCGAATCGGCCGAAGGACACCGTGTGCGTTGTCTCCGTGGCGAGCGAACGGGCGAAGCACAGGCCGAGGCTGCCCATCGTGGCGGTGCTGATCTGCGTGACGGCCGTGCCGAGGTTCAGCGTAACGGCCAGCATGCCAGCCGTGGCGATGTCGGCAGTGATGCCCGAGGCAGCAAAGGATTGTGAAAGTGCGCCCTTTTGAACCTGGGCGTTGATTGTGTAGTTCACGTCGGGCATGGCGGGCTCCTTAGAACGGCGGGGTTCCGAATAGCGGTGTAAAAGCGACTTCTGGGTGTACTCGACGGTTCAAGATTGTCGGGGCTCCTGAGCCGGTGAAGTCGGTGTTGAATCGGATGCTTCCGTCATCGTTCAGGGCCATGACGTTGGCTGACGCCACCTTTTCATCTTCTTCGCTGAACACGTAGCACCGCTTCTTTTTGGCGCTGCTGCCTGAGCCGCTGATGTAGTTCCAGCCGACGTTCGGCAGCAAAAGATTCCAGCCGCTTTGGCGATACACGAGCTCGACGGTCACGCTCCAGTATTTGATCTCCACGCCGTTGACGACTTCGACTTGCTGCTGGCCACTAATGCCTTGGCACTTCCACTGATGCAGGGCCGCCCCCATAAACGGATCAGAGTTCACGCAGTTTGTCACTTGGGCAGCGATTGCGACAGGAAACACAGAGCGGTTGCCGCTGATGCTGCACCGAAGTTCTGATTCCTCAGTCATGGCCGACTCAAAGAAATCGCCGGCCGTGTTGATTAACGCTTTCTTGTTAGCGTTGCCACTGCCGTGGTAGTAGACCAGCGCAGGAATCGCAGCGCCGCCAGTGCTGAAACTCCACACGTCCTTGCGTGCAAGTGGGTTTGGCTGGTTGTCCTGCGTGCCGACATTTGGAACTTCGTAGCGATACGTGATCTCGGCGTGCTGCCGATCGGGCTCCGTGACGCTGCCCTCGGTGCAGAGCAGATACGTGAACTCTGGGTGTATCGACCCATGGTAAATTGCAACGGCATCAAGCAGCTGCTGGTGGCCGACAGGCTCCGTGACTGTCACCACGAATTTGCGCTCGGCCGTTGGGCTCTCGCCAAACTTGTGCGCGAAAGTGCGGGGCAGGACTTCGCGGAAATTGAGGATGGACATGCCTACGCCCCAAGGATTTCAACAGGGTTGGCACCAACGGCAACGATGCCACGGCGGATCTCCTCGAGCTTGGCCAGCTGCTGGGCACGCTGCTCAATGGCAGGATCGGCCCGGCCTGTGGCCAGACTAAGGAACTGCGAAGCCCCTTGCTGCGTTCGCAGGTCGTTGGCCTGCAGGGCCTGCGTAGAAGGCCGGGCCAACTCGGCGGCAATCTCTTTGCGAATCGCAATGCCTTCGGATGCAAGGTTCTGCAGCGCCGTGCGAGCTTGGCCGCCGTCGATCAGCCCGCGATCAAACGCCGTGCGGACCTTCTTAAATTCATCCGTGACGGTCTGCACGGGCTTGAGCAGGCCCTGGTCAAGGCCTAGGGCCGAGAGCTCGCGCTGGCGGGCCTGCTGCTTGGCAGCGTCGGTGGCTGCTGCAGCTGTCTGTTGCGTGAGCGCGAGCCGTTGCTGCGCCGCAGAGATTGCCTGTGCGTCTCCGGTTTTCCTAGCGTCTGCCAATGCCTTTTCAGCGTCGGCAATGGTCTGCTGAATCGCCAGCAAGTCTTTGGTGTATTCAAACCGAGACTTTTCCGCGTCTGTGATGCCTGAGTCAACAAGCCCTTGCACGCGCTTGCTCGCCTCTTCGCTGGCCTTGCGGGCTGAGTCCGCAACGGCATCGGTGGCCTTCTTCTCTTCCGCCCGTGCCGCAGTGATGTTGTTGATGGTCGTCAGCAACTCGCTTGCCGATTGAGCCACGAACTGCTGGCCGGCGGCGCTTTCAACCAGGCCGGCGTTGATGTTTTCAACGTCTGTCGTGAGCGTGTCGAAAGCGTCAACGACTTCCTGCGGCACAGCCGCAAGGCCGCCAGCCTCTTGGGCTAACTTGCGAAACGCTGCCGTAGCCTCGTCTACCGTTCCTTGAATGATTGTGGCGTCGGTGATCTCGGCAGGCAGCTTGAAGGCCAACTCCGCTTGTACGCCAAACTCTTTTGCCGCACCTGTGGCAGCGTCAATCTGCGTCTTTGTCTCTGCGATAGCCTGCGTGATTCTGTCGGCGGCTGCAGTGCTTGTGTCAGCGGCATCACCTGCGGCAGCCGCCATGTTGATGTACGTGCCAGCGACGGCACCAAGAACGACAACCAGTAAGCCAACGCCAGTGCGGGAAAGCAGCGTGGTGACAGCCGCAGACAGGGCTGCCGTGGCAGCCGTCGCAGACACGCACGAAAGGCTGTAGGCACCAAACGCGGTTGCCGCAGCAATCGCACCAACGGCAGCCCCTTGAATGTTCTTGCCAATGACTGACAGCGTGTCGGCCACAATCGGCAGCACGGCGCTGGCCAGCGGGGCTGCGGCCTTGTAGATGATGAGGAACGATTCACCGAGCACCCGGCCTGCGTCAGCCAGGCTGGCAATCGCACCCTCGGCTGCCTTGGCTACGGCTTGCACGTCAATGGCCGCGATGAACTCGGCCGCAGATCTCGACGCTTCGGTAAGTGCCGGGGCCAGATCAGCCGTCACCCGCTGCTTAAACGCCTGCACGGTGGCACTCAGCACGCCGAAGGAATCATCGAGCTGGGCGAGGTTTTGCACCTGCGTGTCGCCGAGCACCAGGCCAAGCCCCTCAGCCTGCGTTCGCATCTCGGCGAGAAAGCCAGCGCCCTCAGCAAACAGAGGCGCGAGCTCTGCGCCGCTCTTGCCGAACAGGCTGACGGCTGCCGCTGCCTGCTGCGCCGGGTTAGGCAGCTGCGAAATCGCCGCCGCCACCTTTTCAAATGCCTGTTCTGGAGAAAGCTGGGCCAGATCACGAATCGACAGCCCAAGGTCCGCGAAGGATTTAATCGCAGACCTGTTTCCCGTCTGGGCTTCGCCGAGGTTGATGCCGAGTTTCTGAATGCCCTTGCCGAACGCCTCGACGCTCACGCCAGACTGCTCGGCTGCGAACTGATATGACTGGAGCGTCTGCGTAGACACGCCAGTGCGCTTACTGAGATCGTCCACGGCGGCCACAGCAGACGCGGCCCCGGCCACAAACGACGTGAACGAGCCGGCCACAGACTGGATCGCAGAGACGAAGACCCGCGACAGCTCGATGGTCTTCAGCGTCGAGACATCTTGCTGCGTTCTCTTGGCGGCATACCCCAGCTTCTGCAACTCCACTACGCCAGCGTTGATGCCCGCAGACATCTGCGTGGCATTCGCCGATAGTTGAAAGCCTAGTCCTACGGTTGCCATCTCAGCCTTCCAAGTCTCGCTTCATCTGCTCGAGCACTTCGCGTATCTGATTCGGATGCTTCGGTGCCTTGTCTTCGATCGGGATGAAGTCGCTTGCCGATGGCACCTTGCCACGTGGGCAGTACGGTGCAAGCATCGCGCTTGCCAGCATCCCGGTTTGCGTCCAACTGTCAGCCAGCGGAGAGAACCACCTGGAGAACGCTAGCCACCGAGAGAACTCCCGCGAATCCATCTGGTCGATTTCGGCGAGTGTCTTTCCCAGGTGGCCCGCCAGACGCATTTTGAATTGAAGCGTCGGACGGGCGTTCATTCCCCCGCTAGTCTCTTAATCTCCTCCTCTGTCAGTGCGTTGTGCTTCATGGCCGCCTGCCACAGCTTGTGCATCTGGTCGCTACTGCGGCGCTTCAAGGCTTCCACGCCTTCGTCGCCTGGATACAGCAGGTTGCCCTTTTCGTCGCACAGCGTGCGGCTCAAGAGCTCCGAGCGGAAGTCTGGGATGGCCTTGCCGCCGGCCTCGACTAGCTTGAGTTCGTAGGAGTCTCGTTCGCCTACGCTCATCAGCCTCAGGCAGCACTCGCCGCCGAATGCCTGCACCTTGATGATCTTGGCGTCGTCGGCTGCGTCGATCTGTTCCCGTGTCAGTGGCATGTGTCAGTTGTCCAAAAGTTTGAACGTCACCGTGTAACGGGTCACGCCGTTGACTTCATTCGAGACGCTCAGCGACTCCCATACTGCCTGGCTCGTCAAGGATTGGCCGCCGCCGGAAATCACCAGCTGCTTGCGCAGGCCGTACTCGTCCGTGCTCGTGTTGGCACCCGCCAGCGTGGTGACGGAGACGCTGCCAGCGTCATCGGTCCACACGACGCTGCGGCCCTTGGGAGCACCGCCGCCGTAGGTCCAATCTAGGCCAACAACTTCAGTGAAGGGCACGACGCCCCAAGTCACCGAGACGCTGGTGCTATAAGTCGCCACGGGATGGCCTCCCGTGGGTTAGCGGGCAACCCGGAAGGTAACGCTGCCCCGGATAACGTCATTTACGGCAAGCGTCACAGACGAGCTTTGCACCGTGGCACTTGCAGACAACGCCAGTCCACCAGTGATGCCGAGCGTTCCGGTAGCGCCGTCTGAAAGAAATCCAGTGCCGATATAATCCACTTGCACTTCACGGCCAGTGTCGGTCGCGGAACCCTTCAGCGGGCGAGAGAGCGTCAACACTGAAGCACCGGCACTTAGCCCAAGGTGACTGATGTCGATGGTGTCATCGCCAGTAACGTCGTTCAGGGTGTACGTGATGTTTGTAACGCTGCCAGTGAAACCTGGGAACGTCAGCAATGTACCCGAGCCGGCATGCGGGGTGCTCATGTGCCTATGTCTCCTGCCACCAGATGTCGAAGGAAAGTTTCACGCTGTACACAGGCGGCATGTCCGCCCCGGCCAGCTGCACGAAATCGTCTTGTTCGTTTTCGAGCGAAGTCTGCTGTACCACCGTATTGTCGAAGGTTCCCCCGTACCCATCCAGAACGGAGCGGCAGCGGTCGGCCAGGTCACGAGCCCCTTCGTAGGTCGTGGCGTACACGTCGAAATCCACGCTCACCTGCGGCACACCCATCGGGCCGCCTAGCGTCTGTGCCCGGCGGATGCCCGTGCGGCGGTAGGTGATAAAGGGCAGCGGCGCGGCCTGCGGGGCAAGCAGCGGATACACGCGGTTCGACACCACGGACGATACGGCCGTCGTGGTCACGAGTGCATTACGGAGAACGGCTTCGGGGCTTTTCATTTGTCGCCTGCCTTGTTTCGGCGTTCCTGAGCACGAAGCCCAGCCGCCAAAGCCTTGCGCATCTCAACGTCCAGAATGCTTTTCATCGCTCCACGGGATTGATTAAATGCTCGCTCCAGTGGACGAAGGGCAGGCATCGGGGCCACTGAGCCCGTGGCAATGAAGTCGATGGGGTAGCGTCCCTGCCAAGAGCCCTTGCCACGCCGGTAGTTGAATGACGACAGGATCTGCCGTGGATTGTTCTGCGGCTGCTCTTTGCGGCGCTCGCGCTGCGTGATGATCCGCCCGTCAAGGATCACGCGGCGGCGCTTCACCACTCGGCTCTTGCCAGGCGTGCGGCGGCCCTTCGTTCCAAACTCGACCAGGTGCGAGTGATAGGCCCGGTTCGGCCCCTTCATCACAGAGCCACCGAAAGCCGTCTCGGCCGTCCGCTGAGCACCGCCACCGACAGGGCGTCGAAATCCGATGACGATGACCGACACCGGCACCTTGAACTTGTTGTTCGTGTAGCTCTTGCCCTTCTCGGTGATGCTGGCCAGAAGGTTGCCCGTCACCTGGCCAATCGCTCGCACGTTGGCTTCTAGGGCTTGCTTGCCTGGCACGGCGGCTTTCTTCAGGGCCTTGCGCTGGTACTTGTTGGAAATGTCATCGTCTAGCTTTTTCAACTCAGTAATCACGTCATCTAGCGGCGCGAGCGCGTACAGAGCTTTGGCAGACTTGCCACGGCCCACGGCCAACTTGATGAGCGGCTCACCTGCGACGATCGCCATTACGCCACCTGCTCCTGGCAAATAGCCTCGTGCTCGCTGCGGTTGCCGTGCTCGAGCAGGCTGACAATCTCCAGCGTGCGGGAACGCCACGAGAAACGGTGCTGGCTCGTCAGGCCCGGCAGGTAGCGGAGCCGCACGCGGTGGCTCACGGTCGTTTCCTGTTGGCCAGAGATCAACGCCTCGCGGGCCGAGACGCCTTCAACGCTTGCCCACACTTCGGCAAAGTCGCTCCACGACAGCACGGCTTCGCCTAGGCTGTTGCGCGCCGCAGACGCCTGCTGCACCGTCACCCGCTCGCGGAGTTTGCCGGGGTCAATCATGTCGGGCCGTATAGCACAATGGTGTAGGTGCCTGTGCCTGTGCCGGTGCTGATCTCAGGGGTAACAGTGGACGCAGGCACATCTGTGACGGCCACGCTGCCAGCCTTAGAACGCAGAACAAAGTACGTGCCGCCCTGTTCGTTCAAAACACGCTCGCTGCTGCCGCTCCATGAAAACGCAAGCCGTGTCACCGCACTAAATGAAACGACGCTGCCGCTGGCGTTCCTGTATGTGGTGGTGCCGAGCGTTCCCAGGTTCACGGCAGAAGTGCCAGCCGTGCCGGTGATGATCGCCACCTTCCCTGTGGTGTACTCCGTAGCATCACGCAGCGTGACTGTCTTCAGTGACTGCACACCGGTAGACGTGGTCGTGTCGCGGAACTCGACGTTTACGGAAATCGTGCCGGATACAGTGTTGCTCATCGGTAAGAGCCCCAGCGTTGTGAGTCGAGCAGGGATTTCACGCCAAACGGAATCTCGTTGCCGCTCATGGAGTCGGCCGCCATCCGGCGCTCGTACCACATGCCCACGAGCATCAGCATGGCGTGCCGGATCGCAGCCGGCACACTCGTGCCGCTGGCCCCGTATCCGCCCCACCAGGTCACGCTGATGGCGTTGTCATCCTGCAGGTGCGGCGGCCAGGTCTGGCCGTACAAAGTCTTCACGGTGCCCGGCACGCCGTCGCGGTCCACGCGGTAGCTGGCCGTCGAGTAGGTCGCCGTGGTGCCGTTCTCGAAGGTGAACGTCAGGGCCACCGCCGTGGTCGTGCCAGCCGTTGCCATCGGCGGGCGTGGCAGCTCAATGTCGTGCGTGCCGTCAGGTGGGAAGCGGTCGAACCGCATCACCCACTGCGTATGCACCAGCGTGCGGTCCAGATACTGCTCGACCCACTCGCGGGCCGCCGTGATAAGCGACCCGATGTAGGCGTCGTCAGTGGCCGTATCAACCCGTAGGTGGGCCTTGGCATCTGCGAGCGTCACAGGCTCAACGGCTGGTGCGGTCTGGCGAGTCAGGCTTCGATATTGCACGGCGGCGTTTCCTGGGTGTGGCGTCGGCCGTTTCGGCTTCGTGCTCGACGGCTGCCGTCTCGATAAGTTGGCCCTGCGTGTCCTCAACCGCCACGCGCTGGGCGAGCAGCTGCGTGGCCAGGCCGCCGGAAATCTCCACGGTCTGCCCCTTGCGGTAGCCGCGCCACGCGCGGGTAAATCTGATTTTCCTCATTGCGGCACACTCCATGCAGTTTCCGGCTTTTTCATCGTGTTGCAGTATTCCGTGGCGTGCTGGTAGACGGGCTTGCCGAGGTCTTTGCCGGGCCATGTGAAGACGTACTCGCCGTGGCCGATGCACACCCGTGGCGTGACAAACAAGCGATTTCCGCTATCTCGCCAGTTGACCCAAAAAGCTATGTCGGCATCTCGACGGGGCCGCCAGTTCGGATCACCTGGCGTCCTCGGCTCTTCCTCCCATGTGCCATCGCTGTTGGGCACTTCCTGCATCCACGGCAGCTTGCACCGCTTTAGGGCGGCAGTGCTCAGGATGGTGCAGCCAAAATGCGCAGTGTCCACCTCCTGCACTGGCTCGGCAAACCACGACATAGGCAGGCTCGTGGTGCCGCCCTCTGGCGGATTTTCCAGCGTGCCCTTAAGCGTGAGCATCGGGCGGCCGTCCTCCCTCTTCGTCTGAAGCGGGGCAAGGGCGTCGCACTGAAAAGCCATGGCGAGGGCGAACAGCTGCTCAAGATCGTCGCGACTGAACGCGCTGTCGTAATCTACGACAAGCAGGTATTCACATTTATCTACAAACTTCTCGCAGACCCTCGACAAACATTGGGACCAGAATGCCCCTTGCATCATTGTTGGTCGAATGCCGAGCGGCATCAGCGCCTGAGCCCACGTGTAGAAGTTCGACATAAACCCGAGCCGTGGAACGCTCATAACGCATTCCACCCGAATGTCGGCCTCGGTGCCACCAACCTTGACGATCATGCGTGCCTCGCAAAAGAGAGCGGGCGGCCCCCGCTTGGAAGCCGCCCGCTCAGAGTCGCACACGAGTCAAGGCGTCAGGCTTAGGCCGCACCGACCAGGCCGATGATCGGGCCGGCGACCGTCGAGCTGCCGAGGTTGGCGTGGTTAATCGCCACGCGAGCCACCGCACGGATCACGGTCTGATCCGACAGGAAATTCACCTGATCCGAGCTGGCGATCTCGATGGCCTGGCGGATGCCGTAGTAGGAGCTGTTGGCCATGTTGCCGTACAGCGCCATGATGACACCCGAGGAATCCGACCCGCTCGGCAGGCGATCGGTGAGAACCACCGGGCTGCCGAGGAAGGTGAGGCCCATGCCCTGCGAGAGTCCGACCGAACCGCCCTGGGCGAGATCGAGCGACTGCATGCAGGACGCAAAGAAGAACGGCGAGCAGAACCACTTGGCACCCTGACGCGAGTGCTGCGGAACCTTAGCCATCATGGCCAGCAGGTTCGCCTTCGTCACCTCGTCAGGCGTGTCACCGGCAGCCGTCACCAGCGAGGCGGCATAGGTGGCACCAGCAGCAGCCAGAAGACCGCCAGTGTGGGTGGTCACAAGACCAGCAACAGCCGGGGCGTTACTGGGGTTGCCTTCCCACGCGGCAGCCTCAACGGCGTTGCCAAGCGTCAAAGCCAGTTCAGCAGCGATCCAGTCAGCGATCGACACGATTGAGTCCTGAAGGAGCTCGCTCGCAATCGTCACCGCACCCGTGACCTTCTTCGCCGTCAGCGTCACCTGATTGCTGGTGGGATCGCTGGGAGTGATCGCCACGTTTTCGTCGATCCAGTACGCGGTGGCACCGGCAGTCCGGCGGGGGAACAGGAGCACGTCGCTCGGCATCACCACGTTGGTGGCGTTCTGAGCGAATGCCGAGTACTCATCCACGAGCCGGATGACGGTCGAGGAGAGCACATCGGGCACGAAGGCCGCACCAGTGGTGCTGCCGGTCGAACCCTGAGCACGAGCCTCGACGCCGTGATCCTGACACCACCGCTTGGCTTCGGCGTCGCCGCTCTTGCTCTTGAACCACATGCCCACCGAGTAGGCGTCCTTCGCGTTCTCAAACGCACGGAGCCGGCCCGAGAACGGAACCGCCTCGATCCGGGTCTTGGGCTCTTCGGCACGCACCTCGGGAGCCGGCGAGCAACGCTCGACCACGCTGCGGAGATTCTTGGCCGACTCGACCACCTTCTTCTCGAAGTCGATCTTGGCGGTGAGTTCGTCGGCACGCTTGTTGAGGTCGATGAGCTCGACATCGCGGGCGGTCGTGTCTTCGGCCTCGATCGCACGCACGGCGTCGATCCGGTTGGCAAGGGTTGCCGCCTCGTCCTGAAGCTTCTTGAGATTGTCCATGTTCGGTGAGACTCCTGCGGCGGTATTGCCGATGGAGTCCACTCTGCCCTTACGGGCGTGGCACCTTGCAGAAGCGGATTTGCGAAAGCGTTGTTTTTACAAACGCCACGGCGCGAGCCCCGCACCTCGGGCAACGCAGATACCGCTGCCGTTCGTCGCCACATGGACGGCTGGATCGGCACCGGAGTTTTTCGCCGCAGGTGCAGCGTGCTTCAGACACGGCGAAGCCTCAGAGCCCACGCCGCTGCGGCGTCACGGACCAGCGAACGCATGGCTTTCTTCACTTCGGGCTCGGCATCCGCATCGGCCTCGACGGCTGCGGCCTGCGTTGCCAGCCAGGCTTCGTACGAACGCATGGCCACGGACGCAGACGTAGAAGGGTAGGCCGGGTTCAGCACAGGCCCCACGTCGTAGAGGCCCGATACCTCGCGGATCTGGCGGATGGCCTTGCCGTCCTCGCCAGTGCGGAAGGATTCATTCTTGGGCTCCACCGTGAATGCGAACGACGAGCCCCGCACGTCGCGCCGCTGGATCAGCTCGAGCACGTCGGCCCGGCTCACGGGCGGCGTCACCACGTACTTCAGGCCCTTCTCGTCTGAGGAGAGTTCCAGCGTGCCAGACGAGGAACGGCCCAGCACGATGTTGCTGTCGTGATTGAACAGCGCCACCACGTCGCCCTTGCCACGCTGGCGGCTCAGGATCTTGTCGAACGCACCCGGCATGATCTCTTCCCGGAACCCGCCGAGGTCGAGGGAAAGCCGGTTGTACACGGCGGCGTATCCGATGATGGCAGCCCGGCCATCGGCCCGGCTTTCCACGACCAGCTCGTTGTCTTCCTCGAAGGCGAAATCGCGGCGTTCAATTTCCATTGGTGTACTCCTCCTGTTCGGCCTGGTCCCCGGCTGCATCGGCCGGGCTGTCTTCTACTTCGGCGGGCGGCTCGGGCATCGGCTCCGGTGCCGGCGGCTGCTGGCCCATCTGATCCAGCGTGGTCATGTTCAACTGCACGAAGTGCCGATCGCCGTCTGGCCCAATCGGGTTCAGGTTCTCGAGCTCGCGGATTTCGTTAATAGTCATCCACCCGTTCTGAAGGGCAGATACGTAGTAGGCCGACCGGCTCGCGTGGTCACCACGCAGCAGGCCACTCACGCTGTGCTCAGCAAAGTAAGTCTCATCGTCCACGATCAGATCGCGGCTGATGGCTGCCTCCCACCGCTTCAGGTGCGGCAGCAGGCAATGCTGGACGAACTCCGTGCCCTGCACTTCGATGTTTGAGTAGGTCGAACGTGTCAGGTCTTGGATCATGTGCGGCGGCACGCGGAACGCCCGGCAGATCTCGATGACTTGATACTGCCGCGTCTCCAGGAACTGGGCCGCCTCGTTGCTGCCGCTGAGCTCGTGAGCCTTCACGCCGTTCGGGAGGACCGCCGTGCGGAACGCTCGATCAGCGCCCCGGTGCATCCGCTCCCACTGCTCACGCAACCGCTCGGCAGCCTCCACGGGAATCGGGTTCTCTGACTCCAGCACGATGCCAGGCCGGGCACCGTTGCCGAAGTACGTGGACCCGTGAGCCTCCAACGCTTGGGCCAGGCCGATGGCGTTCTGGAAAATCTTGTAGGTCGGGATCGCCTTGATGCCGTCCTCGGTCGTGAACCGCAGGGCGAATATCTGCTCCTGGGGATAGATCGTCTCCCGCCCGCTCGGCTCGCGGTAGCGATACCGCAGCGTGCCGTCAGAGAGCCGGTCGACTTCCATGCGGCTGCTGTGTAGGGGCCACAGCTCAGACACCGCACCTCGAGCACCTGGGCGGATCTCGGCGTAGCTCGCACCGTAGTGCAGGTACATGCCCGTCATCCAATCGCGGAACTCTTGGGCCGTCTGCCACGGGTTGGGCTGCTGGTGCAGGAGCCGATACACCGGGTGGCTAGTCGCCTTCGCCTTGCCGCCGTTAGCCATCCGCTCGTAGACGTGGAGCGGCAGGGCTGATACCGCATCCGATATGACGCGAATGCAGGCCGTGTAGGCCGAGCACGCCATCGAGTTGTCGGCGTTCACGCGGATGCCCGAAGGCGTGCGGCTGGACGAAACCTCGGGCCAGTCGATGCCACGCAGGTCGAACATCTTGAAATCGGCGGCGGCGTGTTCGCTCATAACGAGATGATGTCCCAGTTTTGCTCAGGGGCCGGGGCCGTCGCCGTAGCGTGGATGCCGAGGGCCATCGTTAGCGCCACGATGCCGTCAATACGTTCGTTGCTCTTTGCCTTACTGGGCTTGATGTTTCCGGCGTGGTCCTGCTGTATCGCCACGTTCGACGCCTGCCACGCCAGGACGGGATGCCCGCCGTGGAGCAACTTGCCGCCCACCACCAGGGCCTCGAGCTGCTTGGCGGGCGAACTCATCGAGCCGTAGCCCTGACCAAAACCTAAGACATTTACGCCATCGCCTTGCAGTTGGGTGGCTAGCTGCGTGGCGTTCCAGCGGTCGATCGCCACCTGCCGCACGTTGTATTTCTTCGTGATCGCAAGAATGTCGGCCCGCACCTTGTCGAAGTCCGTGACGTTCCCATGCGTCAGGTGCAGCTTCCCCTCCTTCGCCCACTGGTCATACGGCACGCGGTCACGCTTCACCCTGTCCCGCATGTTCTCCTCTGGGATCCAGAAGTGTGGCTCAGCCCAGAACGTGCCATCGTCCATCTGAAACAGCAGGCACAGGCACGTAGTGTCGTACGTGGTTGCGAGATCAAGGCCCGCGAAACACTCCCGCCCGTCGAGCATCACGGGGCAGGGCTTGTTGCCCTGTGCCCAGTGCTCCATCCGCAGCCATCGCGTGTCTTGCTCAGTCCACTGGTTCAAGTGCAGCCGGCGGAAAGTGTTCTCCTCGCTCGGCATGTCCTGGGCACGCTTGCACCGCACCCGCAGATCATCGAGCTTCACGCTCACGCCAAGGTTCGGATTTGCCTTACGCCAAGTCGCTTCCGCAGTCCAATCGTCCTCGGGATCAGCGGCGTAGATCGCCGGCAGGAACGTGTCATCCTTGATGGCTCCGTCTCGCACGGCCAAGGCATACCGCCAGATTTCCCAGCAGATGCTTTTGCGGTCGAAGCCTGCCGTGGTGATTGCCACGCACAACGGCTGCCGCCTGGCCCCGGTGCTCGTGGTCATAACGTCCCACAACTCACGGTCGGGCTGGGCGTGCAGTTCGTCAAAGATGATCCCGTGAGCGTTCAGGCCGTGCTTCGTAAACGCCTCGGCCGACAGTGCCTTGTAGGTGCTGTGCGTGTCCTCCCGCACGATCGAATTGCGAAACACACGAAGCCGGCTTCGCAGCTTGGGCGAGTTCTCAACGCACACCTTAGCCATCTCAAAGACGAGCCGGGCCTGGTCGCGGTCGGCGGCACATGAATAGATCTCAGCCCCAGGCTCGCCGTCGAACATCAGCTTCAGGGCGATGCCGGCACACAGCGTCGACTTGCCGTTCTTGCGAGGAATGGCCAACAGGCTCGTGCGGTACTGCCGCACGTCGCCCTTCATCGTGCCGAAGAGACGGCCGACGTACGCCTTCTGCCACGGCTCAAGCAAGAACGGCTTGCCGCCGAGCTCGCCCTTTGCGTGCGTCAGGTTCTCCTCAAAGAACCGCACCGCGATGGCCGCAGCCTTCGCATCAAGCGAACATGCGAGCGTCGTCTTCGTCTTCTTGCGGGCCTTGGTCAACGGCTGACACTCTCGCCAGGGCAGACGCTGTCAGGCCAAACTCGGCCGCAAACTTCAGCATCTGATTTCTCGCGTCGCGCTTCCGGTTCCATGCCGGGTGATTACTCACCCTACCCTTATCGTCCATCAGCGTGGTGCCGCTGGTCTTCAGCTCCTGGTCGGCCTGCACCATATCGGCGAACGAATCGCAGTAAGCTGCAAGCGTCTGCTGGTGGCGCGGGCTCATCACCTTCGACGCCTCGAGCATCGGCACGATCCGCTCCCACTCGGCGCGGGCAATGTCTGCGAGCCACGCCGGGGCGGGCGGAACGCCAGGCGGGGCTTCGATCCCGGCCTTGTGCGGCCCCCTAACGCGAGAGCCACGCAGGCTAAGGATCGACTTAGGCGTCGGCTTGCGGCCCTTACCCATCAAGGCACCTCACCAAAGTTCCAGTTTCGGCCGTGTGTTTTTATGGGATAACCGGGTGGTTTGTTACGGCGTTAGCCCCCATGATCCAAACCGCCCCTCCCACTGTTGCATTTTGCGGCGTTTTCCTTCGCCGTCTTCCTGCTGTGGCATCGCACGCACCTGGCCTCGCCATTCGCCACGTCATACCGTGCCCCACCTTGGCTGATGGGCACGACGTGGTCCGCGTGCATCTCTCTGCCGTGTGCCACACGCTTACAGTCCACGCATTGCCAGTTGCACTTGTTGAGCACAGCCTGACGCCACAGC